CCGGACAACAAAACAGGCTGAACACCTCGCACTTTTCCTGTGCTTGATGTTCAGCCTTTATTTGTTGTCAGCAGCCCGTTTCTCGGTCTGCCTTTTGTGTCCTTGTACATAATGTTTCCGTATAATAACCTTCATCGGGTTGCTTACCTTGTTTGTGTTGTTATTCATAATCGTTTTCCTCCATAAAATCATTTTTGGCTGTGTTCATCGCCGGACGCTTATCGCTCTCCGGGACGAGTGTGGGTTTACCCTGCGATTTTTCGATATACGCCGCAAGGAGTTCTTCAAAGCGGGATTTGCCGAGTAGTTTCTGCATGGCGGTGACGCCAAGTACCTTGCGCTCGTAAGGATCAAAGCCAGCGTCGGTGACAGCACCGGCGACCGCTGTTTCGCTTGTGTATTTGCGGTTAGAGCGACCTTCGACCAGTTTCCAGCCGTTCCATTCTTTGCCGCTAATAGCCTGTTGCAGTGCGTAGTCCTTGATATCCGATGCCCATGCGACAAGGTCATCAACGCGGGAGAGAATTTCCTCGACCTCCTCATCTGTCAGCAGAGGAGGCAGCTTGAAGTCATAGCGGGCAAGCTCCATGTTGGCGTCGGCTCTGGCGCGGCAGTCATGCTTTGCCTTACAGAAACCACACCACTCGCCGCAGAGGAAGTTACCATCACCGGCGAAAGCAAGGTCGGCTGTGGGCTTGAGCACTTCGTCCGCCCAGCGGTAGAGCTCGTCCTTTGAGATTTCGTAGGTGCTGACGTTGTCACGGCGCGGTTGGTAGATGGTCATTCGCACCGAGTCGATGTCGTAGATGTCGTCGAACAGCTCCAGAGCGCCAAGCGCGTAACACTGCATCTGCGGGTTTTCCTCTGCGCTTACGAGAACGCCCAGTCCATGTTTGTAGTCGATGATCTGCAAGGTACCGTCCGCAATAATGATGCAGTCGGCGGTGCCGTAGCCTGACTCAACCCAGCGGGAGAAGTCTACGCGCTGCTCAATCAATACTACGGGGTCAGCGCAGATCTGCTTTGCGGCTTCCACCTGTTCGATAACATAGGCAGCATACCAATCGCCGCCGAACTCGCGCTGAAGGGTATCCGCGATTTCCGTCTTGGAACTTCCAGCCATGATGAGCTCACAGATACGTTTGCCTTCAGGGTCGCGCTCCGCAAGCTCGTCGAGAAGCTGTTCAAGCAGAAGCCTGTCCACAAGGACGTCGGCGAAGCTGGCGTTCGGGTCCTCAATGGTATCTACGAGGCTGAACTCGTCACCATCGGCGTTTTCCATCGGTGCGTCGAGCGATACTGTGTTACCGGCGGCGTGATATTCGCACATGGTACAGTCGCCGTCGCAGAGCCAGAGTTTCGATTTGGGACACATACACTGACCATTCTTTTGCGCTTCCTTTTGTAAGCGCCAGATGGGACGGTAGTATTCGCGATATACTTTCTCAGTTACCGGCACCCACTGTTTGGTGTTGCGGATGTAGATTTTGCGTTCTTTGTTTACTTGATTTGACATAAAAATAGCTCCTTCGTTTTTCAGATTTCTGAAATCCGCAGGAACCGTTTTTATCCGTAGAGACAGAAAAACGGCCGGGATAGTCCTCTGGTATGAGAACTAATCCAGGCCGTCGAGCAGCTCTGCGGATTTGCATATTATGTTGTTTCTTGCTTACGCAGCAAGGAGGTGGCTTTCTACATTGAAAGCAGTTGTGCTAATGCGTGTGATTATTGTGATAACATTCTCCCGTTCAATCGTAAGAGACTCGCCGATTTGTAGTCGAGCTTTTGTTTTTTGCCCCTTATAGTGGTTTTCAACGAGTCCAGTTTTAGCGTTGCCTGTCGCGGCAAGGCGACCTTTACAGTCTCGGAACTCCACCATATTGGCCCTCCTTTCTGTGATATGTCATAGGCACCATCTCCTTTCTGTCCTGTGCTTAATGTTCATTCGCCAATGAGCTGTAACGCTTTTTAGCGAAGTTATAGACTAAAAAAATATGCGCGGAAGGGTATCTCTTAATCAGGGAGATACCCTAATTCGCATAACCTAATCTGAGCCGATTGTTTGGAAACTTGATAGAATCCGGCGATTTGCTCGATTATCCACGTTCTTGCAGGGATATGACCAGCTTTGATGAAGGGTTGTTTTGCACTTCTTTCGACAAGAAGATTAAACATGGAACCTACCGTTTCACGAGGCATTAAAATGCGAGGAGCGATTCCATTGGCCTGCCACTCCATCCAATCTTCATCGTCCCATTGCTCGGTGAATTGGTCACCTTTTTGTTCGGCAGGGCAGCGGCAGGCTCGACTTGATTTTTCGTTTTTTGCCGCAGCCATTAAATGATAGTTTCGGTGCTCGGTCCAGTGAACACATTCATGAGATACTGTGTTACGCTTGCAACCGAGATTCCTTTCCAAGAGGGTATCTGGGTCAATTATCATTGTTCCGCCTCTAACCAAAATTTCATGGTATTCATCGTTTTCTTTGTCATAGATTTCAGCTAATCCTTTTGTGAAACACATTTGTCCGAGAATACTTAGATCTTCAGTCAGACGTTCTTCAATAATTGTTAAACCGAGCTTCTTTCTGGCGATATCCTCAATCGGTACCGGAAGGGGCGTAACCAGAGCATCAGGATAATACTTTTTGAGAAATTCTATAGCCTTGTCATCGAATGATGTTTTACTGATATGAGGCACATAGCTTTGTAGGTATCTGTCGTTACTCAATCCTTATCCTCCTTGTTAATATCATCAAAGACTTTCTTCCAAAAATCGTCACCGAGATTTTTTTCGCTGGCACGCCGTAGGGCTGCTCGAACATGGGGAATTTCCTTGTCCATCAAATAGTCGGGTAAATCCGGAGCAGCCTCGTTACGTTCTCTGCCTGCCAAGTCATAAAGTTCTTTTGTTTCTTGAGACGAGAGATGAAGCACCTCCGCAATTTTATTGAGCATTTTCATTTCCGGTGGATTACGCCTTCCTTTGACAATATCTGAAAGATAAGTTGCTGTTGTTCCCATAGCTGTTGCAATGTCTTTCAAGAGTATGTCACCACCACCGGCGGCACGACCGCGACGCTTGTCATCAATGAATTTACCAAATTCGCCTGCCATTTTCAGTCTCCTTTCCTTATTTGCAGATGAGCGACTTCGCTTATCTGCTTATTAGTATATTACATCGTTTATAATTTGTCAAGAGGTAGAGAAAAAGCCACACTGTAAATTTACAGCGTGGCTGATTTCAATCTACATATACGAAAGACTGAGGGGCGTGCTCTATCCCATAATCAGAGAGAGAATGGGGTTTATCATACACGACAACATTTTTCAATCGGTATGCGATGGCTTTATTCTTGCCTGAATAGTAAGTATTGAAGAATTTTTTGCTTACTCCAGGAGCGGATTTTGCTTGCTCCCATATCCGAGCAGGGGTATCCTCAAGAATTTCATCTATTTCAGCCTCACCGACAACTTCTTTTTGCGGCGATGAAGCATAGAAAATTATTCGGTTTATTCCTTGTTTGCATCTGGTTTTCCTGAATTCAAATTGCTTCTTGCCCTGCAAAATAGCCTTTGCATATTCAGGTTTAATCGATAATAACATTGTCGACATCGATATTGCCCTCCCTAAGAATTTGTTTAAACTGGTCAGGGCTAAGCTGTATCAATGCCGGATATGTACTGCTGCTCCACAAACCATTATTATCAAGCCAATCCATGTTTACATTATGGCCTTCTCCGAAGTAACCATAATAAAGCATCTCAATTATCACGACGTTTTTATCATTATCATATTTCGTCTTAAGCTCCTGCTGATCATATACTGATTTGTTACCGATACGCCTGAGCAGCTCATCAAAAGTCAATAAAAACCGGTAATTCTGCTTGGCTTGGATAACATCGGTTAAGAATTATTCTTAATGAAATATTTGGACGTAATAAATTTGTCGCGCAAATTAACGTTAGATCAAACAGCATATCAGGCGCGAAAACAGCACATAAAGATAAAACCATTTTGCGGAATAAAGATAATATTATCGTTTACAAAAAAGGAGATAACATTATAGTCAATCCTCAATATGTAAGAAAAGATGAATGGGACACACATTATAATTATTTTTTGAGTTATGACGGAGAAGGCAAACCGAAAGACATACATAAATTAAAAGATATCCTCGTAGCTAACAATATAGTTAGAAGTAACGATAAAATAGATGGTACAATTATTAATAATGAAGATTTTTATTCTTTCATTATTGATAATAAAAATCATACGCAAATTGCAAGTGCAAGTTGGACACCCACGGTAGAGTAGGGACGGGTTGTTAGGCGGCGTAAACTTTATCCAAGAATGCCTCGAATAGCTCCTCTGGCGTGCGGTAACCGAGCTTTCGGCGAGGCCGTCCATTCAGTTCGTCGGCAAAGATAAGGATTTCTTCGACTGAGAACTTCTCAATGGAGACACCTTTCGGAACATACTGCCGGAACAGTCCATTGTGCCGTTCGTTCTGGGGCCGTTCCCACGAGGTATAGGGATGTGCGAAGTACACATCGGCGCCCCATTGCGCAACCTGTGCGAATTCCGCAAACTCAGAGCCGTTGTCTACAGTAATCGTCTTGAAAACCTGACCGAAGCGGTCACCGTATTCATCATGGAGAACCCTCATCGCCGCCATGACATCACCGCTGGTTTTGCCCGGGATGCGGATAGCCAGATAGTTCTCGGTCTTCTTTTCAATGAGCGTGAGAATAACGGATTCTTTCCCAGAACGCAGGCCAATTACCGTGTCGCCCTCCCAGTGCCCTTCTTCCTCACGCTTTGCCGCAATTTCTGGCCGCAACTCGATGCTGTTACCAAGAATGCGCTTGTTTTGGCGGGTCTTTCCCTTGTGTCTCTTTCGCTTCAGGACTTCGGGCATCTCAAATAGGGTCAGAGTCAAGCGTCCAGCCCACAGTTCGTTGTAAAGGGTTCTGGTACAGACCAACTCACTCTCTTGGAACAACCTGTGAAGCCTTGCGTAGCCGGCACAGGCGTCGAGAGACCAGTGATATTCCCGTATCTGCTTCACGACCCATGCTGCAAAAGGTCCGGAGCAATTCAGTTTGTGAGGCTTGTAGCTGCGTGTTCTATTTGCGCTGTAAACTGCGTGACCACGCTTTGCAGAATATCCGGGGACTCTGCCCTTGCTGCTCTGCCGGGGCGGGGTGCCGCGACGCAATTCGTTACCAATGGTGGTTGGGGCGCAGCCAATCTCTTTGGCGATGGCTCTGTTTGAATAGCCAAGGCGTTTCAGGCGTTGAATAGCACCTCTA